AATCTACTTCCAGATTACGAATCTATTACAAGACCTAGTAAGATTAATAAAATAATCCCAACTGGTTTTATAACAGAATTCGTAAGAAAGAATAATTTAAAATGTGATCATCCTAAATTTGATGAAACACAAAATGTGTATTTATCAAATAAGGCTGGTCCACATGGTAAAGCCAGTCTATCCGCAATGGATGGACTTTTAAATTATTCTTATGAACTTATTCAGTGTATATATAATATAACTGACAGTTCAGGAGTAGATTATTTCAATCGTTCTTATTCCTTTGCTTGAAATAAGGAATTGGGTAAGGGGAAAGTAGGTTTAGGAAAATTATCCTTTATCTACGATCCCGAATGTAAATTAAGAATAGTTGCAATAGTTGATTACTATACACAACTATATCTTAAACCTATCCATGAGAAGATATTTAATAAATTAAATAAACTTCCTCAGGATAGAACATTCACCCAAGACCCTTTCAACAAATGAAAAGACGATGGAAATAGATTTTGATCGTTAGATCTTTCATCTGCCACTGATAGATATCCTATTCAGTTACAAAGAAGATTGTTAGAGAAGGTTTTCTCTGACAAACTTGCTAAGTCCTGAATGCATATTCTATCATCAAGAGAATTTAGAACACCAAATGGTGACAACATAAAATATAGTGTTGGACAACCAATGGGTTCATATTCCTCTTGAGCAGCCTTTACACTTACCCACCATCTAGTTGTGCACTGATGTGCAAAACTAGAAGGTTATGATGATTTTTCGGACTATATTCTCTTAGGTGACGATATCGTTATAAAAAACGATAAAGTTGCCAAAAGATATATAGAATGAACAAATCATCTAGGTGTTGACATCTCTATGCATAAAACACATGTATCAAACGATACATATGAATTTGCAAAAAGATGAATATGTAAAGGAAAAGAGATTACTGGAATACCAATGAATGGAATTATTGAAAATATCAATAATCCATTTATTGTTATGGTAAATCTCTTTGATTTCTTCAAAGTCAAAGGGAATTACTTAGGTTCTTGTAAGAACTTAACTAGTATCTTATTTTCACTTTACAAAGGGCTAAATCAGAAATTGTCAAAGAAATTTGTCAATTCTAGATTTAGAATGAAAGTGATGACTTTCCATGAGTCATTAAATTTCAGTTTTGGATTTTCTACATACAATTCTCTAAGAGAATTGCTTGCTAGAAATATCCAAAATGAAATTTACATGCTCCCAAATGATAATTTAATTCATCAAGTTTTTGATGATGTTATTCAAATGGGACTTGGAAAATCTGTTGAAAATAGTTTAACTCAATTATCAGAGATATCTGATAGTTTAATCGACAAACAAAGTCAATTAAACCTTGATGATATCAATGATATGAGGTTTTTACCTATTTTCAGAGGTATAGTTAACCATATTAATAGATATCAGGAAACTGTTAAAGGTTGAGGTATTAACCAATCAACCTTTAGACAGAAATCCAAAGATCTATTAGTACTAAATATTGATAACTTATTTAGTAAGGAGAGAAACAAAACTCTCGAATTACTAAATACAGGTAAAATATTTAGCCTTGGTTTTAATAAAATAAATCAGACAGATGAAATCATGTTTGGTTCATCAACAGTTGAATCAACATGAACTTTCACTTCTGATATTATGAATTTAATCCAAGGTGGTTATACTATGAATCTTGATATATTAAATCAAATCTCAAATGGA